AGAGACCCCATAATCATTGGGTCTGGTTGAGCCATGAGCTTGATAACTGGATGGTCTTCTACCGGCTCTGCCTGCTGGCTGTCTACGGGTCGATAGTACTTTGGTGTAGCCTGTGGGTAGTTCCGAACGTACCAATCAATGGCTGATGCTACGACTCCGTTTAGCCCAAGGTCACCGGCTATACGTGACCAATCTTTGGTTGATCCGGGAAGAGCCCGACGTAGCAAGGTTTGAAGCTGACCAGACCCATAACCAGTGAGGTAGATGTCCCGCGACTGGCTGAGTGGCAGCGGGAGTGCTTGTGTCGGGTTGGCTGCGGCTTTGCGTCCGAAGAATCGATCAAATATACCCATGCGCCTAGTATCCCACAGAAACAAAAAAGCCCCCTTGCGGGGGCCTGTAGGTTTTTATGCTTAAAGTGCTGCAATGATTTCACGGGCCATCTTTGCCCACTCAGCATCTAGTGTAGTTACTACTTCGCCGGTAATAACATTTACATAAAGAAATGCATTAATGATGCGTCCAGCCTTACTATTGCTGATTCGCTCTCCATTCAATGTGACGTTACGGAGTGAGCCGGTTTTGTAGCATTCAACTTCAAGACCAAGAATATGTTGTGGCTTGAAGTAAACCCGGTGATTCGTTCCGCCAGTCCACTCCTTGCCGCCTGCCTCAACCAACCGTGTAATAAGTTCCATTGTTATATCTCCCTGCTTGATGTAGATAATATACACCGTTAGTGTATATACTGGAAGCATATAAGAAAATATATTTTAGACGGCTCCCCAAGAACGCTTTGATCCGCACACCTGCCAAGCGTAGGCCATTGCGTCTACAACGTCATCATGCCTGCCGACTGGGAATGATAGCAGCTCATCCTGCCAGTATGGTGGTAACCCGTCAGCGTGTACAACCTGCCCTTGCTCGTACCGGGCTTCTAATGGTCCAAAGCGAGTCACTTTGTCACGGTCGGGTCTGATGCCCTGTATCGGTAACTTAGTACGCCTCATGAGCTCTTGTACAACAGCGGCTTGGTACTGTACCTGCTCGATGCCAATCATAGTAGGTTTCCACTTTTCAGCCATCATCTCGATGAACCTGAGCACGGATGCAAAGTCGGCACGGGTACGGTTGACATCCAATACATAAATAGTCCCGTCATCACCACGAGATAAAGCAACCACGGCTGTATAGTCTGCCTCTGCCTTGGTACTGATGGCAAGGTCAACACCAAGGTACACCGGCAAACCTTCAGGGGCATCACCAAAGCGTAGCCATTCACGCTTGATACGGGCACCAGCTGCATCAACGAACTCTGCTAAGTACTCTTGCCGAAACGCGATGCTCGGTAAAGATTCACCAGCCTTGGCTACTTCAGCTGCATCTATCCACGGGTTCGCGGTAGTCGGCATCTGCCAACTCATCCAGTCTGGATCTATAGCAGCCATAGCATGAAGTGATTTGAAATAGTTACTACCCTTCGGAGTGCTCAGGAAGAAAGCATCTCCCCGGTAGTCTGTAAGCGTTGGGCGGATAGCCTCCGTCCATGCTTGTTCCAAGTGCCTAGCCATGGCGGCTTCATCAATGATAACCCGCATGTACTTTCGACCACGGGCTACAGTACTCGGATCATCAAGCGTCCAATAGTCAATCGCCGCTCCGGTTATTAGTTCAATGCGTGGCGCAGGTGTTTGCACAGCTCGCCGGATAACCGGAGCATAGATGCGCTTATGATCGGCGTATGCCTCTTCTAGGAGCCTGTAGGTAGGTGCAAACCAAGCACACGGCAGTCCGTTGGTTAGCACTGGTTCACTAAGCAAGTTACCGCCAAGCGTTGTCTTGCCGAACCTACGACCACAGGCAAGAACATTGAATCGCTTTGCTTCCCTTAAAATCACCTGCTGGGCTTCGTGTGGCTTTGGAAGCACCAGCCTTATATCAGCCATTAAGTTTGTCTGCGTACTCTACAATTACTTTTACCGGTAAACCGTCTGCGCCGGTCTGCTCTATTCTTGATGACCAGTCGGCTTTGTGCTTACGCTCAAGCCACCACGCCGCCGCCTGCCAAGTTGTGTCAGCTGCTTTTTGAATGATAGCAACGTTCCGAACCTCGGCATCCGCTTCTGCCTTTTTTATAGCGTCCGCAAATTCCGACTTGTCTCGCAACCAGTTAGCAAAAGTATCTTCTGAAATAGCCGCATAAGAGCATGAAGCACGGCGGGTGTTTCCAGCCCTCAATGCTTGCGTGATACGGGTTACTGTTTCATCGTTGTACTTAGATGGTTTACCCGGCATTGTTCGCCTCCAGTTTGTCCAACCATTGCCATTGAATCTGTTCAGCGATACGAGCGGTCATTACAGGGGGAACTGACATCCCGATTACATACTTAGGTTTAGCATCCATAAAGTCGTAATCTTGCGGAAACGTCCCGCAGCATTTGATTTCACGAATGCTCATAAATCGTTTTTGTTGAGGAAGTGTCATCTTGCTGCCACTTGCTGAACATATCGTGTTGCACACATCATCGTCGGTAACGAATATTGCATTGAAGCATGAAGGCTTGTTTTTCAATCGCATATTCGTATCCGAATATTGTCTGTCAGTGACTCGATAATGTTTCCATATATTGTGATCGTAAGGTGTTGGCTGCATGTATTGTCCATCGCCTTCTTTTCTCACTTGCCCAAAGGTTATAGGCTTATCATCAAAGTTACACTTGAGCGGTTGAAGTTTCAAATCAGAACGCCGAGCAATGAAAAAAGAACGTTGCCGTTTCTGCGGAACTCCCATTGATGCTGCATTGAAAAGGAATACCTGGAGGTCGTATCCGGCATCATTGAAAGCCGTTTGTATCTCTTTCACGTATCCTTTAGCTGCTCCTTTGAGTAGTCCGCTGACATTCTCAGCGACTGCAACCTTAGGCTGCAATCGCTTCACAAGGGCTATGTATTCAAAGAATAAATCATCAAGCCGTTGTTTTGCTTGACCTTCCCGAAATTGTTTTTCTTTGCCCCAATCTTTCTCCCGATTACCTGCCGTGCTGAATGATGAGCATGGAGGCGAACCATCAAGGATGTCAAGATTGAATAGTTCAACGGGCAAATCTTCACGCTTACGGAATACCCGGATATCTTCCAAGTACACCATCTTAGGCTTGTGATTTTGTTTGTAGATACGGGCCATCTGCGGATCAATCTCACAGATACCAAGCATTTCAAACCCGGCTAACTTGTAGCCCATTGTAGATCCACCGCCACAGGCAAAAGTGCTAAACACTTTATAGCCATTGCTGGGCATGATGTAGCCGTCTGCTAGATTCCATTCATACGGGTATTTCATTGTTCAAACTCAAAGCCACAACGAGGGCAAGCAACAGCATCATCAGAAAGTAATGTGTCTGGATCTATTTCTTTGTTCGTTGCTTCGTATTCATCTATAGAGCCAGTGAGAGAACCTATCAAAGCATCAAGGTCAGCGGCAGCATATCCTGTACCTTCAAGGCCAATAGGAGTATTTGAAAGCTCAGCCAAGATATCGGTTATCTTTGTTGTGTCATCTTTTCCAATACGAGTAGTTCGGTTGTCAACTACAAGAATCCGCAACTCTTCCTCTGGCGTAACGTCAACCCACTGCACTGGTACGGTTTCCCAGCCTAACGCCTTGGCAGCCATGACCCGATGATTTCCCGCTAGGATGTGCTTAGTGCTCAGGTTGGCCACCACAGAGCCGTACCAGCCATTGACTGCTAGGCTCTTCTTGATGGCTTCTACATCGCCTTGGTTAGCGTTGCGTGGGTGATGCTTGAGCAGGTCAATAGCGACCTGCTCAATCTCTTTGTTTATTACTCTACTCATCTAAATTCTTTCGTATCTCTGCGCTGGTAGCCCAGAGCATAGCCGCGCGCAGTTTATCCTTGCTGATGCCTTGGGCTTTAGCCCTACGCTTGACATCGTTATACAACCAGCGGTTATACAGTTCGTTGTAGACGGCCAAGCATCCAGCCCCTAGCAAGATACCAAGTGCGAATAGAATCACTTGGCAACCTCTCCGGTTCGTGGATCAAGTACAACTACTGCCCAGTCGGTAGCAAACAAATCACCGGGTGACAATGTCAGCTCGTCCATCTGCCGTACGGCTTCCCCGGTTGTATGGACTTCA